ATCACATCATGGAAAATCTAAAAAAAGAGATTTATTTAACTCATAGAGATTACAGAAAAGATAAGCTTACATATCGTGAATGGAGTAAGTTTATCGAAAATGGCAAAGCTAAATATGAAAACTTTGATTCTATTTTAAATGCCGTAATATTTGATTCTATTTATGCTCAAGAAAGGTTAAGAAAATACTACTCAAGTCCTGTGTATCGGCATCGAATAAGAAAGTATTGTAACCTGCATTTATATTCTGATGTTATGCCGTTTGAAGTTGTTAAAGTAAAATCAAAAACAACAATTGAAGTTAGAAGAATGGATGCTGTATTAATTAAAGCTCCTGAATGTTCCCCTGGTGGCTTTGTTGGATATTATGAAAATGATGAACAGAAGTGGGAGTTTAAGAGTAACCCAACATACCCAACAAAAATTATCAGATTGACAAAAAATGGTTGGGGGTGTGGTAATTTTATAATGAGTGATAGACCGGTTAAAATACACGATTATAATTTTTAAGCTATGAGCAAATTATTTGAACTTGAAAGCTATAAAGATAGAAAAACAAAAGTAATATCAAGAAGATTTGTAGACCTTGCTGCCTATAATAGGCAAAAGGAGTTTTTTAAATCTAAGAACCCTACAGTAGGTGCATCACATATTTTCAAAGAAGGCAAATGGTATGAATGGAACGGAAAAGATTACATAGAAGTCCATGATAATTTCGTTATTGTAAACTCATTAGAAGAATTAATAAATTAAAGCAGTATGCCAAAGTTAAACATTGTAGTATTAGACTACTCAAACGCAAAAGTCCATTTGTTCAACAATCAAACCATTCCAGGACCAATTGACGGACAAGATGAAGAAGAAGTTGTAACTGAGTTTTTGGCCAGTAAAGAATTTCGTTTGTCTAATTGTTCTTGGATGTTTTCAAAAGAAAAGATTGAAAGTATTAATCATTAAATAGGAACCATGATAAATGTAGCAGAGTATGAAGCCTTAATTAGGAATGGGAAACGTTCTGTTTCTGAAGTAACAAACTTGATCATCGAAAATGCACTCGAAGAAGAATTGCCTATTGTAGAATCTTTTTGTAAGGTTATTTCATTAGGGCGCAGTCAGAATGTAACCTATAATGATTTTGTAAGTTCAGGAGATATTATTGATTGGAGTTATGAAAGAAGAAATTTCTATAAAAAAGCTACTGAAAATAATGATGGAGAACTTGAAGTAAAAATCTATCACTCTAAATTTATACATTGGAACGGAACGAACTTTGAGCAAGTTGTACTCTTTGATATTCTAAATGAAAGGGATCTGTAAGAATTAGACTAAAATGTTGTCATAAATGTTGGACCTTATGAACGATGAAATTGATTTAATAAGGCCTTTGTGCCTATACTCATTATATTGATAATCAAATACTTAAACCATATCGAGTTGTTCTTAATGTTGAGTTTTCCCCCTTTACAAATGTTACATATAAAAAAAAGAGGTTTATATATTGTTGTCATAATATTTTTATATACCTTTGCAAAACCCTAATTATAAGAAGTTACATCATGTCAAGATTATCATTTAAAGCAGAATTAAATCTTTCCGAAGGAAAGCAGCTTAATGCTGGTTTGGAATTGTATAAATTCATGGAAGATGGTATGACAATTATTTATTGTCCGGCTTTAGATTTGTCATCTTATGGGAAAGATGAAGAATCTGCCAAGAGCAGTTTTAGTGAAACTTTCCGTATCCATATGACTTATTGTTTTAGAAAGAATACACTTGTTTCAGATTTGCAAAAATATGGTTGGAAAATAAAGAGTATGAAACAAAAGAAAATTAAAGCGCCTACTACTGAAGAGATGCTTAAACAGAATGATACTCTTAAAGATATTATTTACAATAGAGCGTATGAAAAAATACGTCAAAATGTAGAAATACCGGAATTAGTATAAGTATGTCTACACGTAAGTTGTCAAATGTTAAATATTCAGATTACTTAGAATTTTTAGTTAAAGCAGGTTGTAAAAAAGTAAGTATTGAAGGTGGTCATGCGAAGTGGACACGTTGTGATTTAACTAGACCTATAATAGTACAAACGCATGAAGATCCTGTTCCTGAATTTATAATTAGAAACGCATTACGAAATTTGGGACTAAGTAAACAAGATTTTTTTGATATATTGTTTGATGTTGTACCACCAATAAAGAAATAGTAAAAGGGAACCTAACGGTTCTCTTTTTTTTGTTTCATACCCTTACCAAAAAAAAGAATCATTTTTTTTATAAAAAAGTGTTTCGTATTGAAACACTTTTATTATCTTTGTCGTGTTGCTTGATAAATACTAGCCACAGAACTTTTTTGAAACTCTTTGCTCTCTTTCTTAAGTTCGAGAAAGTCTGTCGGCTTCTATAAGGCAGGCTTTCTTTTATTACTAACTTAAAAAACATTTGCAATGAATCTCGAAAAGATCATGAAAATTTTGAAAACCAAAGCAGCATCGTTGGGTTTCAATGAAGAAGAATTAAAGGTTGCTGCTGAATTAATTTCCAGCAAACTTGGTTCAGAGGATGCTTCCGATGATGACATTAACGTAGAAGTAGATGCGGTAATGCCCATTCTTAAAGTAGCTCAATCAAATAGCAGTAGAATCGTTTCTAAAGCTAAAGCTACTCCTAAAGTAGAACCTTTAAAAGGGTCTGCAAATCCACAAGATGATAATGATGATGCACCTGCATGGTTCAAAAAGTACACTGAAGCAAACGAAGTAAGACTTGCAAAGATTGAAGGTGAACGCATTTCGCAATCACGTAGAACGCAAGTTGAAGCATTGGTAAAAGATTCAGGGTTAGTTGGCCAGAAGATGCTTAAGTCTTTTGATAGAATGACTTTTGAAAAAGAGGAGGACTTTGCCGCTTTCCTTGATGAAACAAAATCAGATTTATCAGAAATTGAGAAAGATTTAAACGTTAAAGGTCTATCAGGTATTAAACCTTTTGGAAGTGGTGTAATTCCACAAAACAAAGAAAAAGCAACTGATACTGAAATAGATGCAGTTGTTGATGGTTTGTCTTAATTCTAATTGTTTCACTTTAAAAATTGTTCAGATGACAACATTAAATTCTGAAAGTACAATGGTCGATACCAGTAGAGATTCTATTGTTATTGCCAAAGTTTTTGAAACGCTCGTTGGTGGGCGTTCGCTTGATGTAACAGGGTTCGCTCCTGTTGTAATTAAAGCAGGACATGTAGTAATCAAAGAAACGGCAACAGGGGTTTATAAACCTATGCCAATTGCTGATGCTGCATATGCTGCACTTCCTAGTGGACACACTATCGAAGGAGTAGTAATGGCTTCTACTATGACTAACCGTGCAATGGTTGGTATCATGGTTAGAGGTACAATTAACGAGGTTGCAAGCCCATATCCTGTTACGACAGCGATTAAGTCTGCTTTGCCCCTCATTCGTTTCACTCAAGACTAATTTAGTCTGTAATACATTTTATTGCCATGAATGAAAGTTTATTTATCGAAGTACTTGCAAAGTACCTTCCATCGTTGAAAACCATTGTCGAAAAGATTAATGGTAAGTCCAAACAAGCTGTTAGTTTGTTTAAAACCATGTTGCGTGAAGAATATTCGGCTGACATGAAATGGGAAAGTTCAACAATTAATGCAACTATTGTAGCTGCTGATGTTGTTGCTATGGACTCTGAATTGCCTTTAAAAAAGCGTGATGCAATTACTCATGCTAATGGTGATTTGCCTAAATTAGGTATGAAGTTGTCTTTGGGTGAAAAGCAAATTTCAAATATCGAAGTGATGAAAGGTCGCGGTGTTGAAATTGCTACAATCATTTCTAAATTGTTGAATGATGCTGTTCGTTGTACGAATGGCGTAGATGAACGTTTAGAAGCAATTTTCTTGTCAGGTTTATCTGATGGTATTGCACTTGTTCCTGATGCAAACAATGTTGGCACAGGTATTCGTGTTGATTATGGCTATTTGAGTGCAAACAAGTTTGGTGCAACAATCAAATGGGGTAATACCGGTTACACTCCTATTAGCGATATTAAACGTGTTTTAGATAGAGCTGCTGATGATGCAAATACAATCTCTACAATTACTATGTCGAAGGAAACTTACGACTTGGTTCGTGCTTCTACTGAAGGTAGAGAGTTGGCTGCTAATTACGCAGGTATGGTTGTATTGACGAACTCAATACTTCCTGTTGCAACACCTAAACGCTTTGATGAAGCATTTAATGATGAAACAGGTTGTAAAATCTTGGTGATCGACCGAACAATCCGCACAGAGAAAAATGGTGTTCAAACATCAATGAAACCATACAATACGAATAGTGTTGTATTCTTACCTTCTGATGAAGTTGGTAAATTGGTTTATGGTAGTTTAGCTGAAGAAACACACCCTGTTGAAGGAGTTAAGTATTCTAAAGTCAATAGATATTGTTTAATATCTAAATACTCTAAGAATGATCCGCTTCGTGAGTTCACTTCATCTCAAGCTCTTGTTCTGCCTGTTATTGAAAATGTAGACCAAATTTATTTGCTCGACATTTCAGAAGCACAAGAAATTGATACAGTAGCTGAAGCTTCTGATACTACTGATGTAAAAATCACAGTATGGGGAACAGAACTTGTTAAAGCTGATGTAATTGCTGCTTTGACTGCAATTGGTGTTAAAACCAATACCAATATTGGTGATGATACATTGCTTGCTAAAATCAACGGCTTAAGTAATGAACAAGAAACTGCTCTGAAAGAAGCATTATCCGTAGCTTAATATGACGATTCTTGAAGCTTTAAAATCAAAGGTTCAGTATCCGATGCCTGATAACTTCTACCAATCAATAATGGTTGGTAGAAGTATTCAAGGCGAAACTGAATTTTCAGCAGAGATATCCAAATCAAAAGAATTTATTGGAGCTTATGCTGATTGTTTGGCTGGTCTTGTTACTTATCCGAATGTTTCAGAGGGTGGTGTTTCGATTAGTGTTTCAGATAGTGTAAGCTTACTGAACATTGCAAATTCACTCTATAAGAGCATCGGAGAAAACGTAATAGGCAAAGAGATACCTACTGTAACAATAGGAGAATATTAGTAATGATATCATTTAGACCACATACGCTGAAGTACGCTGTTATTTCTGAAGGACATTTTGATGAAATAGGTGATTATGTTGTAGGAAGTGTTGAATTCAATGAAGAAGCAATTCCTTGTAGGTATGAACCTAACGGCAGAGCATCGTCTGTTGCTTTCGCAGATGGCAGAACTTATGTTTATCAGTATGTTGTTTATCTTGATGTAAATTGCAGAAAATTCGAACTTGATGAAACTGTCAGATTGTATGATACAGAAGGCAATATGATTGCTGAATATAAAGTACAAGGATTTCATCGAGGTCAGTTAAACTCGAAACTATGGCTATAAAGATGACAACCCCAATGTCGGATGTTGATGCTGTTATAAATAGGCAGATTCAATTGATAGATGAAGAAACCTGTAATGCACTTTCTTATTTAGGAGAAATGTGTGTTACGGAAGCCAGAGATAGAACACAAGGCGAAAGTTGGTATGACCATACAGGTAACCTACGTAGTTCAATAGGCTACATCATAACACACAATGGTAACATCGTAATGACGTCATCATTTGCTTCGTTTAATGGTGGAGCAGAGGGTTCTTCAAAAGGGCAAAGTTATGCAAATCAATTAGCTTCAGGTTTTTCCAGGGGGTTTTCTTTGATTATCGTTGCAGGTATGGAGTATGCAGCACTTGTTGAAGCTATGGACAACAAAGTTGTACTTGCATCTGCTGAATTGTTAGCTCGAAAGGAGCTTGGTAGTTTTATTTCTAAATTGAACAACAAATTAAGCCGTAATATCAAATGATTTCAGTAATTGACATAAAGGACATTGTTTATATGCTTGTTAAGTCATCAGATTTAGCAAATTCTGCCAATGGTATTGTTAGCAAAACTATAAGACCGACAGACTCAAACGCAGAAGATATTGTTATATCTGTATTAGATCAAGAAGGTAAGCAAATGCAGCAATTTATTTTAAATGTGAATATCTATGTTTCGGACCTTATAAAGGAGAAAGATATAATTGAAAATTCACAAAGAATTAGGTTATTGTGTACGAAGTCTATTGAGTTGTTTGAATCTATTGTAACGGACAATTGGAGATGTGAGCTTCAAAAACAAATTATTATTAAGGTTGAGGGTAAAGATGAACATTGTATTAATAATCGTATTTTAATTAACTATCTAAATTAATAAATTATGGCTGGAACACCATTAAGTTGGGGAAAACCCAAAGTAAACGTAGGTATGCGCGGTGATGGCACCGCACCTGAATTGTGGATGGCAGAACATTCTATCGTTGAGAATTCGGCTAAACTTACTCCTAGTAAAGGAACAAGAAAAGAAGCCAAAATCGAAGGCGGTGAACTTGAAGATGTCAAGTATAATAAGAACACTTATGTATTCGAATACGAAGTGCGTGTAATGAGAGGTCGTACACCTCGTATCGAGGACAACGATGGACTAGTAGTAGGAGAATATGCTTTACAGCTAATTCCTGAAAATGCTTCTGTTAGTGGTTTTATCATTGACCGTGCTGCCGTATCTGTTGAAGATACATGGGATGCAGAAAATGGAGCAAAGAAAAAATACACTTTCGATGTTTTGGTACCTGAACAAGGCAACCAAGTCAAATGGGGTGTACAGGAAGATAAAGAAACTCCTGCTATTGTTGAAACAGCTCTTGTTGTTACGCCAACATCATTAGGCTTTACGTCTGATGCTGATGCAGTAGGGCAACAAGTTATAGTTTCGTCTGAAGCAAATCCTACTTCTGCGAAAGTACCTTCTGACATAGAATGGGTTACAGTTAATCGGTCATTGAAAGTTGTTACCGTAAAAGTTTCAGCTAATGCCAATACCGATGAACGTACAGCTCTGCTTACAATCTATGCAGATGGCAAAAAAGCTGTTGTAACCATTACTCAAGCTGGTGTTGTTTAATTATCTAATTAAGTTTGGCTTTGTTCAAAACAAAGCCAAACTTTTGTACTTATAAGATTGAAACCTTTTAAGTTCACAAATTAAATTTAAGACTATGGACCAAAGAAGAATAGAAAAGAATGTATCCGATGCCATGACTGAAAAGCCTATTAAATTCAGTGTTGGTACTCGGAAATTTCGTATTTATCCACCAACGTTGGGTAAAATGCAGATATTAAGCAAGTATTATTTATTGTTAGAAATAGATGAAGAAGCTTTAATGGAAGAACCACATGTTGAAGCTATGAGGGTATGCGAAACTAAAACAGATGTTGTTTGTTCACTTATGGCCATTGCAGTTTTAAATAAAAAAGAAGAATTGCTTGATGATGATAAGGTACAAGAAATATCTGATTTTTTTAAATGGAATACGCAACCTACTGATTTTAGTACCTGCTTGTTAGCTTTGCTTACTCAAATTGATTATGTAAATTTTATAAGCTCTATTCGATTGACAAAGATATTAAGGCAAAACAAGCCGAGAATATAAAAAAGAGTGGTTCGAGTAGAGTGATAGGCGGTCGCTCTTTATGGGGAAATTTGTTTGATGGTTTACTATCGAAGTATGGTTGGACTTTTGATTATTGTCTTTGGGGTATTAGTTATCAGAATGTTAGTATGCTTATGGCAGATAGTATTAGCGTTTATTATGATAGTATTGAAGAAGATAGTAGTTTAATTATAAATGCCGATGATCCAAGTAATGAAGAATTAATCAAAAAAATTTTTGAAGAATGAGTTTAAATTTTGAAATAACAGGAGATAATACAGACCTTAAAAAGAAGCTGTATGAATCAAAGCAAGCTATATCCAACACAGGTACCGCTGTACAAAAGGAAAGCGATGCAATTATGAATTCTGTCAAGAAAGTAGCTGCTGGTATCGGTATTGGTTTTGGTATTGCTCAAGCCAAAAATCTTGTTGGCGAAATTATTAATGTTAGAGGAGAATTTCAGAAATATGAAGCTGTTTTAACAAATACCTTTCAATCCAATAAAAAGGCTGCTGAATCCATGGGGATGATAACTGAATTTGCAGCTAAAACTCCTTTTCAATTAAACGAATTGACTGAATCGTATGTAAAATTAGTAAATCAAGGCTTCACTCCTACTCGTGATGAAATGACGAAGCTGGGTGATCTTGCAAGTTCAACCGGCAAAGGGTTCGACCAATTAGCTGAAGGTATTCTTGATGCTCAAACAGGACAGTTTGAACGTTTGAAAGAATTTGGTATTAAGGCAGCTCAAAATGGCGATAAAGTAACGATGTCGTTCAAAGGACAAAAAACTACAATCGACAACACGTCTGATTCAATCAAAGATTATTTATTATCTCTTGGCGATATGACAGGTGTTTCAGGTAGTATGGAAGCTATTAGTAAGACACTTGAAGGGCAGGTTTCCAATTTGGAAGATAGCGTTTCTCAAATGTTAAACAATATAGGCCAGGAGTCAGAAGGTATGTTATCGGCAGGTATTGGTGGCGTTAGTTATTTGGTAGAAAACTACGAAACAGTAGGAAAGGTTATTGCTGGACTTGTAGCAACTTATGGAACTTATAAAACTGCTGTTATGCTTGTAGGGCTTGCAGAAAAAATCCGCTATCAAGCAACGCTACTTCAGATGTCAGGTATGACTACAATGCAGGCGATTACAGACGTTTTGAAAGCTAAAACAGCAGCTCTTAACGCTACGATGCTTGCAAATCCTTATGTTCTTATAGCTACTGCGTTAGTAGCTCTTGTCGCTGTTGGTGTAGCTATGTATGATTCAACCACTAATCAAGAAAAGGCACAAAAACAATTGAATGATGCTATTAAGGACCATAAAGATAAGCTTGATAAAGACAAGCAGGAATCACAAAAGTACTTGGGTATTATCAATGATACTACTTTAAGCGTTAATGCACAAACCAAAGCATGGCTAGAACTTCAGAAAGTTTCTGCTGCGTTTAAAGGTAAGTCGATGGCAGAAATTCAAGCAATGAGCCCTGAAGAACAAGCTAAAGTACTTGAAAACTATAATGATAAGTCTGAAAAAGATAATGATGTTTCAATTCGCGATAAATCGAAAGCAAATATTGAAAGACTTAATAAACAAAAACAGGGTTATTTAGAAGCACCGGCTAATCAGGGAACATATGCAGCTATTGATGCTGTTAATAAACAAATTGATATTGAGCAAGAAAAATTGAAAGGTATTAATGTAATTATCAAGGAGCGCGAAAAGTCAGAAGCACTTTCTGCAATGTCTGGACAGCAAAGAATTGATTATTATAAGCAATTGATAAAAACGCATCAAGCAAATAAAAGTAAAGCACTTGAAAAAAATGCAAATGTTGATACTACTAAAGTTGATGAAAGAATTGACGAGCTTAACAGTCTTATCGATAGTGAAACTAAAGTAGCTGATGTTGTTGAGTCTAAAAATAAAACATATTGGGAAAATTCAAAAAAAGAAGCTGAAAGTACGCTTGAAGGTATGGACATTTCTCAAAAGGGTTCGGCCGCATGGAATGAAGCTGTTAAGAAAAAGAAAGAAGCAGAAACGAAATTAAAAACATGGAGCTATGATTCTAAGTCATCTGATGATTTTGCAAACGCTATGAAAGATGCTTTTCAAAAGGCTAGTGATGCAGCAACCGCACTCGAAAGGAAACGCATAACTGATAAAAAGCAATTGCTAGATTATGACCTATCCAACACCATTAAATCTATTGAAAAGGAACGTTCTGAATATAAGAAAGCTTATGGCTCCAAAGCAGACACTTCATCTTTTGATAAACGTATAGCTACTGCTAAATTAGAAGTTGAATTTGACAAGTCTGAAATAGATAAAGAATTTGCTAAATACGTTCAAGAACTTAACGATTCGAATAAAAGCCTTCAGTTTGATATTGATGTTACCAATTTAAAAAATGAACTTGATATAACGACTGATGTAACTAGGCAGTTGGAACTTCAAAAACAGATTAGAGATAAGATGGCTGATAAAGCAATTGCAGCTATTAATAAAGAAGAAGATGACGCTATCAAGAAAGCAAAAGATGAAGGACAAAGTGAACAGCAAATTGGTACTATAAAAGATACGTTTAAACAAAAGCGCGAACTAACTACCGAAAAATTTTCTGTTGATAATGGCCAGGAAGATCTTGTAAAAAAAATCTCATCATATCAAGATTATGCACAGAAGTTAATTGACATTGAAAATTGGAAAGAAGAAAAGATTAAATCAATCAATGACAATGACGAGTTAGGAGATTCTACCAAAAAAGCTCAAATAGAAACAGTTAATAAAAAGGCTGATTTTGATATTACTCAAGCAAGTGATGATTTAGGAGCAGATGCTGCTAATATTTCAACTACCCTGTCCGATATTGTTAAAAGTACAATGGAACAGAGTATGGACACACTTATGGAGCAAATTCCTATATTGCAGAATGAATTAGATACTTTAAAGAAAAATGGTGCTGATGCCGATAAAATAGCTTCTGCACAAGCCAAGCTATCTGTTGCTAATAGCGTTTTAACTGAAAAGAATAATGAATTAGGAGATTCGTCTAAAGGTGCTGGTGTAAAAATGAGTAATTCCTTTAAACAAGCTTCAAAGGCTTTAAAACTTGTTTCAACAGCTTGTGATGCAATAGAAGATTCATTTGGTGATTTGTTAAGCGAAACAGGTAAAGATGCTCTCAACGCAGCCAAAACAATAACCACATCTACTATTGGAATGATTCAGTTGATTAGCACAACTGCATGGACAGGAGAAAAGGCAATTTCAGGGGTTGAAAAAGCTTCGGTTATTCTCGCTATAATTAGTGCAGCTATTCAGGTCATTATGGCTATCGTAGATGTAATGAGTAAGTACTTCAGTAATAATGCTAAAATACAAGGTCAAATAGACGAAAGTCAAGCACGAGTTGATAGCCTAAAAGATTCGTATGATAATCTTGAACGTTCTATTGCTGCATCGATAGGTTCAGACTATTATCAAGGACAGATTGAACTCGCTAAAAATCTTAATCTCCAAATTGAAGAGTACAACAGACAAATTCAATTGGCTAATGAGCAAGTTGATAATGCAAAGTCAGATAAAAAGAAAGGCGAAGCTCAAGACCAATTAGACGAGATAACTGATTCACAAAAGGAAGCAATGGATGCTCAACGTGATGCGTTGAATGAATTCTATAATGGATTAGTAACTACTGACCTTGCAAGTTTCGCTGATGAATTAGCTGGAAGTATAGTTGATGGCTTTTCTAATGGTTTAACTGATTTGAATAGTGTCTTTGATACTGCTTTTGATGACTTAATGAAGCAGATGATTACGAAGCAAATATCAATGAACCTCACTAAAAGTTTAGAGAAAACATTTGACACGTTAAAGTCTGCTTTTGGTGATGGCGATACATCTTTATCAGAATCAGAAATAGAACGAATAAAAGCCCAATATGAAATTGATAAACAAGCTGCTGAAGGACAAGCAGAAGCTTATCGAGCATTAATGGAAGAACTTGGGCTTACTGATGATCCTGAACAACAAGCAGAAAGTAAAGGTTTTTCTGCAATGTCGCAAGACACAGGAGATGAATTGAATGGTCGTTTTACTTCCATACAAATAAGTACCGCAAACATAGAAGTAAATCTAGCAGATATTAAAAGAATAAATTTTGATTTGCTTGGTTACGCTAGAGAAATTAACGCATATATAAACATGTTAAGTCTTATAGGCGAAAATCAGTTATTAGAACTTAGGACCATTGCTGGCAATACGGCAGTTCTTAAGGAAACTAATTTACGACTTAAAAAGATTGAAGAAAATACCTCAAAGTTATGACAAACGCAAATTTTAAACAAGCGAAGGCAGAACTATTAAGTGAAATGCTTAATATGAAATCTTGTCGAGAAAGTATTCTTGCTGTTAAGTATAGTAAGGAATTAGGAGAGTTAGCTCGTATTCTAATCAATTACAGAGTTAATTTAAGAAATGAAAACTTCCCAAAAATAAATTGGTATCGAAAATGGTTTGTACCTGAAGAACTTGTTAGATACAATATTTACCTAGATACGAATGCTAATGTAAGCGGTGTCTTTGACAATGTTTTTGTATTGGGTGATAGTCATGTAACCATTACATCAGATGCCATAAAAATGCAGTATGTGTTTGCCAGGGATAATGCTAGAGTTATCGTAAATGCAGGAAAGTTTTCAATCTTCCATATTACGATAAGAGATAATGCGTTAGTTACGATTAATAAAGCCCCTAATGCTAGAGTTATAATTTCAGATAAAAGAAAATAGTATGGAAAATTTCAATGTTGCAATAAATGGAGTTGATATTACGGCACTAAAGCTTATTATGTTAGATGGTTCGCTCGATAATTTACTAAAGCCAAATGAGTTGAAATCACTAGTAATGAATGAAAATGCAAGTATTGATGGTTCTTTAGCTATTTTGACAAACAGGAAAGTTAAGTCTAGAGATGTATCAATTAGGTTTCTTGTTAAGTCGCAAAGTCAGATAGATCTTGTTAAGAAATTAGATGACTTGATTGACTTTTTTACAAAAGGAAGTAAAGATGTTTATGGTTCTTATAGTGGAGAAAATCGTTTCCATATTATCGAACTTGAAAGAGTTTACCGACTTGTTTTTTTGAAATGTGATAAGTACGATGGCTTTGGAGAAGATAGTGCCCTTTTATCCCTTTCATTTAAGGAATTAAACCCTTTTAATCGTTCACTATGAAAGACATGATAATATACAACAAATCAGGAGAAGCTGTTGTTACGGCTCCCATAACTGACAACTCGGAGAGAGTTCATAAGTTGCAATCTGATAATTATATTGAGCTTGTTTTCAATCTTAATGTTAAGCACGTTTTGTATGCAGGCTCTTATATTTTATATGATAATGTAAAGTTCTCGATTATTGAAACTTATTATCCTGAAAAGAAAGCAACTAATCATTATTATTATGAAGTAAAGTTTTCAGCAGTTGAAGAACATTTTATAAAGTATGTTTTTTTTAGACATGTTGTTGTTGGAGATACAACTTGGAATGAACCTGAATTTAGTTTGAATGCAAATTTAAAGACGATAGCTGAAATTATTGTTGATAGTTTGAATCGTGCTAATTTAGGTTCCACGTTTACTTTGCCTGATGATAATGTTTATAACGATACAGAATTAAAAGCCTTATCATTTTCAGGTATTAGTATTGGAGATGCAGTTTCTTATGTTGCTGAACAATTTGATACTGAATGGTGGATTGAAGATGGAACAATATTGCACTTTGATAGGTGCGAATTTGGCGATTATGTAGACTTGTCTGATGAATATGACCAAATAGGAAATGAGTATTTCAGTAAAGGTCTTGAATCAGTAAAGCTATCAGCAAGGAAAACAAACATTCCACAAAGAATTTACGTTTATGGAAGTGAGCGTAACATAACACGTCAATCTACGTCAGTTGGTGTTATGAATGTGTCTTATGCCAAAAGGCTTCATTTAGATGAATCATTATACCCTGGCGGTTATGTTGAAGTTCCTAATGTAACAAGTGGTATCGAGCAAGTTAAGTTTTTTGATGATGTTTATCCTAAAAGGGAAGGCACTATCAGCATTGTTCGTGTTGCAGGAACTAGTGATTTTCCTATTTATTACATAGCAGATGAAGAAATACCTACTTTATTCAATCCTCGTGATTTGCTTATTGAAGGCTGTACTATGATGATAAGATTCGTAAGTGGCTATCTTAATGGGTTTGATTTTGAAGTAAATTGGAAAGCTGCAACTAACGAATGGGAAATCATAAATAAGTCAGAAGATGATCAGCAAATACCATTTGGTAATTTTATACCAAGAATCGGCGATAAATATGTTTTGTATAATATTAAAATGCCTGAAGCATACATCACTTTAGCTCAAGAAGAACTTGCTGCTGAAGCGTTGGAGTACATTAATGATGTTTCTGTTTCTGTACCAGAAACAACGTGTGAAAGTGATGCAACATACTTTCAGAAGTATGGTATTTCAATTGACGTTGGCAAGCGTATTCAAGTAAGTAGCGAACATTATAATGGCGGTTATATCCAAAGTAGAGTTATTAATTTTAGTTATAACCTTACAACTCCCTACAATATCAATTTTACGTTATCGAGTAGTAAAGCAACAGGTAGATTGGCTTCAATTGAAAGTTCTATTTCTGAACAATCAAGCAGTATTGATGCAATATATCAAGATACGAGGTCAATTAGCAGACGAAGTTGGAGAGATGCCAAAGAAATGAGCGAGATGCTTGATTCTTTGATTAAGGAAATGGTAATGGTTGGTGTAGAAGAAAACCAATTTGTTACGTCTTGTTCGTATGCAATTATCAATACCGATAATAAATTTCAAGTATCTAAAGGCAAGTTGATTCACTCTGTTTTTATTGATTCTGCAACACATGGCGAATGGACAATACAGGAGTTCAGTATGTTACTATCTAATGATAATGGTTATTCTGATGATGTTCCGTATTATGTTTATTTGAAATGTTCGACCTCTGACGATAGTGGATTAGTTGTATTGTCATCTGCAAAGGTTGAATGTGAATCGGTTCCAGGCTTCTATCATTTTCTTGCAGGTATATTGTCAAGCAAATTTGAGGACAAAAGGGTGTTTAATCAAACAAGCGGACTTACTCAAATTGCAGGCGGAACAATAACAACCGAAGTAATGCAAGATGCAAATCGTAATTTGATTATTGACTTTGCAAGTGTTCCGCCTAGAATTATTGCTCGTAACGAAGCAGAGATTTATGGTAATATTCGTTTCATGGGTTATATTGGTGGCGAGAATTTATTCAAAGGAGATGCCGAACAGAGCTATGTGCAAAGTAGATTTACTCACGAGGGTGAATTGATATCAATAAAATTGGAAGAAAATGTAGATTACATCTTATCAATAGGTAAAGCTTGTGTTGAAAATGGAACAGGTTCGGTTGGAATAGGACACGTAAATGTTGTTTTGGTAGATTTTGAAAATTATGAAGAAGAGATTCATGTATTTGATCTAGAAAATGGAGCTTCTTCTGTCGGAACAAATTTAGTCCATAAATTTAAGACTCCAATTACTCAAGATGGTTATGGCCATGTTTTGAAACTAAAAACTGACGAAGTTAATACTTTGACATTGACCGTAAATAACGTAATGCTACAAGTTGGTAGTTATGCAACATCTTATGCGCCTTTTATAAACCACATTGCCGATGCTTTTAAGGGCAATACGGAGATTAATGGTGGATTGCTTATGACTAGCTTATTGCAGCTTAAAAACCTTGCAGAAGAAGTTGTTGCAGGTATGAGTGGTCTTAATAATGATAATGTTACTTTGTGGGGTGGTGGAACTTATCAAGATGCTCTCGATGCTATTGCTGGAACCCAAAAATTGCCTATTCTATTAACGAAGGCAGGTTATGGTAGTAACATCGGTGTATTTAGAATAGATGAAGATTCTGTTGTTGTTGATAATGGTAACAGAAAAGTTTATATTACTACCAAGAAAATT